GCTGTTCGGGACTATTAAAGACGCGATCATCAACACAGACTGGCTGAGCGTTGGCAAGCAGATCATCACTGCAATCGGCGATGGTATCGTCGGGGGAATCGGCGGGATCGGTGGCAAAGTCGGCGAGATACTCGGCGGCATCGGTGACTGGATCACCGGAGGCAATAAAGCCGGTACAGATTATGCCACAGCTGCTTCCGAGTCCATCACAGCAAACGTCCCGACTGTTACAACAGCGGCACAGACAGCCGCCATAACAGTTTCCGAGAGTTCCATGGAGACTCTTCTTTCAGGTGGCACACAGAGCGGCCTGAGCATGATGACGGGGCTCTCGACAGGCATCACAGCCAACACCGGCCTGCTCACAGATGCGGCAACAACAGCGATGGCAGGAGCCACAGATATTCTTACAGATGGTTCTATCCAGTCAGATGCAGACAGTGCCGGTCAGGATTTAGTTTCTTCTGCAGCATCCGGTATTGACGCCGGAGCCTCCACGGCAGAGTCAGCAGTGCAATCCACAATGTCATCGGCTTTGATGGCAATTACTGACAGTTCTGCAGAGGCACAGACCGCAGGCCAGAGCCTCGGGACAGCTGTAGTAGAAGGAGTGGTTGCTGGCCTTGAGCCTTTGGGGGCATCTGCACAGCAGGCATTGTCTGCGGCAGTATCGTCTATGCAGAGCGGGCTCTCCGCCATGCAGAGCGCCGGACAGCAGGCGGGACAGAGATTTGCACAGGGCATCCGTACAGGCCTCACACAGGCCGCCACAGCGGCGAGGACGTCTGTCAAGACCATTGTGTCCGCACTCAAGAGCGCCGTGTCTCCCGCTCAGGCGGCAGGCAAGCAGGCAGGCGCAAAGTATGCTGCCGGTATCCGTGCCGGCATGAGCGCGGCAAAGAGCGCGGGCACTTCCGTCGGAAAGAATGCTGTAACAGGCATGAAATCCGTAGCATCTTCCGCAAAAAGCGCAGGATCAAGTGTCGCATCCAAATTTGTATCCGGAATTTCCGGGAAGACATCTTCCGCAAGAAGCGCCGGCAAATCTCTTGCGAATGCGGCAAAGAGCGGCATGAGCGGAGTATCCACGTCAAGCATTGGCCGTGATATGGGCCAAGGCCTTGCCAACGGTATCAATTCCAAATACGGAGCTGTTGCCTCAGCTGCCCGCAGGCTTGCAAACGCCGCGGCACAGGCGATGAGAGCAGCCGCAAAAGTAGGATCGCCTTCTAAAGTTACAAAAAAGATCGGCGGATACATAGGAGAAGGCCTGGAAATCGGTATTGGAAAACGGACATCGTCAGCAGCACGTGCGGGCAAATCGTTGATGCAGGCGACTTTGCAGGCAATGAGGGACGAAGCGCAGATCGCCTCACCCTCCAAAGCAACGGAACAGATGGGAGGATACCTGCTTAAAGGATTCGCCAACGGCATCACCAAGAACATTCCTCTGGTTAAGGGACTCGCAATCGGGGCGATGTCCGCAACGCTTTCCGGCATTGGGACAGCAGTAAAAAAGACCATCTACAACAGCAACTGGGGAGCAAATGATTTCCTGCGAAAAACCACGATCACGATTATGTCGTGGGGGAATCTCGCAGCAATATCAAAAATGCAACCGAAAAGATGAAAAATGCATTCGGTGCAGGCATTCAAACGACGGGCTCATCCATTGCATCCACCTTTAAAGATACATTCTCTGCCAAAATGAAGACCATCGGTGATTCCGCCGCAGGGTATATCACCACAGCTACAACTGCAATGGTAAATAAGGCAAAGGCTGAACAGGAGCGATACCAGAAAGCCTATGACTACAACACCAAAATGCAGAAAGAGTACGAGAAGAGGGCAAAGAATTCCAAAGCTTCCTCTACTGAGAAGAAAGCCGCGGCAAAGAAAGCAAAGGAATACGCAGCGCTCGCTACGAAGTACAAAGCGACAGCAGAGAAATACAAAAACCTGGCAGCAAGTTATACAAAAGCAGGTTCTGCAATGCAGACCGCTTTTAATACCGCTTTTAATAACACCGTCAATGCGGCGATCAACAACACGGTCAATGCGATCAATAATCTCGCCGAAACCTACCAGGCACAGTACGATGCTATCATTAAGGCGCGGACAGAATTTCGCGACAAGATGAGTAAAATTTCTATCGGCGAGTATGACAACGAGAAAAAATCTGTAACAGCTCTGACAGATTTTAACGTCGCAAAACGCCAGGTGGAGCAGTACGGCTCTAACCTCGAAAAGCTCAAAGGCATTATGCCGGAGGGCTTTATGAATGAGATCCTCGGGATGGATACCGATGAAGGTCTCGCCTATACCGAGAAACTCCTGTCCAAGGGTACAGACTGGCTGAAAGAATACGCCAAAAGCTACAATTCGTATATGTCTGCCACGTCCTCGGTCAGCAACAAATACTATCAGTCACAGATAGACACACTGCATACCAATTATACCAAGGCTGTTGAAGCAGAGTTTTCCAGACTCCAGTCCAGCCTTACGACCATTGGCCAGCAGGTAATGCAGGGCTTTGCAGATGGTATGCAGAGCAAAAAAACGGCCCTCGACAATGCCGGAAAGACTCTTGCAAACAGTGTCATTTCCACGCTTAAGTCCCAACTGCAGATCCATAGCCCTTCAAAAGTTATGGCGAGCATTGGCTCTTATACTGGACAGGGTTTTGTTAATGGCGTTGAAGATCAGGTCCGGGCGGCACGGGTGGCTATGCAGAATCTCGTGGAGACGCCAAGGCCTCAGCTGGCAATGGCTGCAGGCGCGGAAAATCTCAGGCTCCGCGATGAATACAACTACACATCAAACAGGCATTATACTTTCGAGGCGGTCACGACCCTCGACGGCCGCGAGATCGCACGCTCCACAGCTGAGTACACAGAGGATGAACTGGAGCGCCGCCGCAAAAACAGTGAGCGCATGAAGGGAAGGAGATAAATGCTTTACGATTTTTGTGATACAGTCCAGATACCGTCGGCGGCAAACCTCCCTTCCGAGGCGCTGAGCTTTAACGGTGTGTGGATCGATAATGATATCTCCCTGTACCGGACGCTGTATGTGTCCGGCAGGGAGTCTTTTACCGCAGATATCGACGTAACAGCGCTGGAATCTATGGACGGTTCGGTGTTCCTTCGGAGCCGCCTGCAGCCGCGCACGATCATGGTCGGTTACCAGATATCGGCGCCGACACCCGCGCAGTATGTATCTGCTTTTAACCGTTTGTGCAGGCTGATGAGCGGGAAACAGGTGCAGGTCATTTTTGCCGATGAACCCGATAAATATTACATCGGTACCTGCAGGACCGTCGGAGCTCCGGAGCCCGGAAGGCTTACGGTAAAAGCAGAGATGGAAATCTACTGCGCGGATCCATGCAAGTATGCCCTGCAGGAGATCACAGTATCCCCAAACAGCAGAGGGGTTTTTTCTGTTGAGTATTCGGGGAGCTATCCTGTACGTCCTGTTTTTGAGGCGGATTTCTCCGGAAGCGCAAAGCAGGTGATGTATACAGGAACAAACGCTGTTATTACAGCGGGAGACAGCGAATCATCAGACAGTTTATTTCACGATGGCGATGAGCTTGTTATCGACTGTGCGGAAGCGAAATTGTACCTTAACGATGTCAGTGCCCCTGAGACCGGAAACATTGCAAATCAGTATGAGGAAATGATCCTCGTCCCTGGAGAAAATACAATTATCCCGTCTGCTGTCGGCACTGCTCCTGCATTTAAGATGAGGTACCGTGAAGCATGGCTTTAAAGGAGGATCTTTATGATCTGCTATTTTGCAAACAGGAGTATGGAGATCCTTGCGCACGCATCTACCCAGCTTAAAAAAGGGCTGCACATAAAGGATGACAAAAAGGTCGAAAATGTTGAATCCGGCCAGGATGTTTTTTCCGGGTATCTGAGGTATGGGGACGGACAGCGAGGATTGGCAGAAAGAGCCGCAGACGTTGGAAATTATATCCTGAAAAAATCAGATGATACCGACGAAGTTTACACGATTATTGAGGCGGAGTCAGACCCTTTGCATAAAGAGATCTACTTTTATGCAGAAGCCGCCGGGCTCGATCTGATTGGTGAAGTGTGTGAACCTTTTGAGGCTTCCACGCTTATGACTCTTTCCGAGTACGCTGAGAAATGGCTGTATGATACGGGCTTCGAGGTTGGCGTTGATGAGTCGGAAGGCGTCGCAAAAATGCTTAAATGGGAAGATGCTGAGACCACAATGGAGAGGATCCTGTCAACAGCTGCTCAGTTTGGCTGTGAAGTATCCTTCAGATACTCGGTCAAGCGATTTTCCATTAAACACAAATACGTAAACTTCCACAAAAAACGCGGAAATGAAAGATATGAGTCCCTTCGCCGCGGTCTCTGCGGCGATTACATCAGGGCTCTGGGCAAGCCAGGAGGCGACATGGCTCTTGAGGAAGGCCCTGG